TGGAGACAGAACTTTTGATCCTTGGACTGTTACAGTAATCAATGATCAAGATTTTGGTCATTATAGAGCATTCCAAGCATGGGCTCAAAACATTGCTCAGTATGGTGATTCATCAGGTTTAACTGATCCTTCATCTTACATGGGACAAGCAACTGTCTATCAACTTGGCAGAAACGTTGCTAGTCAGCAAGGTTCTAATAGTCCTGCTACTGACAGTAATATACTTGCACAATATAAGTTTGTGGATATTTTCCCAACTACAATATCTTCTATTGATTTATCATATGACACAACTGACACAATAGAGGAGTTTACAGTTGACTTCCAGGTACAATACTGGTATCCTGAGAGAGCAGGTGCTGGCGCCTAATAAATAAACATATAAGGTTAACTTTTAATAATGGCAAGGTTATTTGGATTTTCTATAGATGATACGGAAAAGATACCACCCAGTGTGGTATCTCCCGTACCTGAGAATAATGCAGATGGTTCAGACCACTATTTGACTAGTGGTTTTTTTGGATCGTATGTAGATATTGAAGGAATATATAGAACTGAGTTTGATTTAATCAAAAGATATAGGGAGATGGCACTCCATCCAGAGTGTGATAGTGCAATTGAAGATATTATACAGGAAGCAATAGTATCAGATACACATGATTCACCAGTAGAAATTGAGTTATCTAATCTCAATGCTAGTGATGGTATTAAATCTAAAATTAGAGAAGAATTTAAGGCAGTTAAAGATCTATTAGATTTTGATAAGAAAGCACATGAAATCTATAGGAACTGGTATATAGATGGTAGATTATATTACCATAAAGTTATTGATTTAAAGAAACCAGAAGAAGGAATAGTTGAATTAAGATATATTGATTCAATGAAAATGAGATATGTAAGACAGCAGAAGAAGGCTGAGAAAGATGTTAGGATGGCTAATGTCAATAATGACAATCCTATGGAATATGAATTTCCTGAGATTGAAGAGTATTTTGTTTATAGTCCCAAGTCAACTTATCCTTCCCAAATGCCATCTGCCATGACTGGTGGTAATAAAGGAATCAAGATGACTAGGGATTCTGTTGCTTATTGTACTAGTGGATTAGTAGATAGAAACAAGGGGTCAACCTTATCATACTTACATAAAGCAATCAAAGCAGTCAATCAACTTAGAATGATTGAGGATAGTCTTGTTATATACAGACTATCAAGAGCACCTGAAAGAAGAATATTCTACATTGATGTAGGTAATCTTCCAAAGATTAAGGCGGAACAATACCTCAGAGATGTAATGATGAGGTATAGAAACAAGTTAGTATATAATGCTGACACTGGTGAGATTAAAGATGACAAGAAATATATGTCCATGTTGGAAGATTTCTGGTTGCCTAGAAGAGAAGGTGGTAGAGGAACTGAGATTACTACATTACCAGGTGGACAAAACTTAGGAGAAATTACTGATATTAAGTATTTCCAAGAGAAACTATTCAAAGCTTTGAATGTACCTGTTACTAGAATAGGTGGAGATGGTGGTTTTAATTTAGGAAGATCATCTGAGATACTTAGAGATGAAGTTAAATTCTCTAAATTTGTAGGTAGATTGAGAAAAAGATTCTCTGCATTATTCAGTGATATTCTTAAAACACAATTACTTCTTAAGAATGTAATCACCCCAGAAGACTGGGATATCATGAGTCAGCATATTCAGTATGACTTCCTCTATGATAACCATTTTGCAGAACTCAAAGATTCTGAATTAATGGCAGAAAGACTAACTATGGTAGCATCTGCTGAACCATATGTTGGTAGATACTTCTCACAAGATTATCTAAGACGTAAGATCCTTCGTCAAACTGATGAAGAAATTCTTGAACAGGATGAGATTATGAAGAAGGAAATTGCTGATGGAACAATACCAGATCCTGCATTAATGATGGACCCAACTATGGGAGTAGAAGGAGAAACATCAATGGGTGGTGAAATGGGAGCAGTTCCTACTGAACCTGGTATTGAAGATACCTCCAAAACTAAGATGGAAATGCCTAAGGGTGGAGAAATCTAATAAATAAACTGTAAGGATTTAAAAACAATGGATGAATTACTCGACATGATTACTAAGGATGAGAGTCCTTCTGGTATCAGTGACGCTATTAAAGATGCTCTTTATGCAAAGTCAGCAGAAAAGATAGGTGCTCATAAAGACTCAGTTGCAGCTTCACTTTTTGGATCTGAGGAAGATCAAGCAGAAGTTGATGGTGTAGTAGCAGATGCTTCTGCTAGAATTTCTGGTGCTGATGAAAATGGTACTGTAGAAGTAGAAACAGAGACTGAAGAAGAGGGTGCAGAATAATTATAAATAAATAAAATGATTCTGTATAAAGAGAATGACGCTTAGGACAGTTGGAGCAGGAACTTCAATAACTACAGGTGCAGCATCTCAGCAGTCTATTCCAATATCTGGTAAATCTACTGCAATTAGAGTAGTTGCTACTGGACAAAACACACATGTGGCTATTGGAACAGAACCTACTGCAGCTGTAACTGATTTTGTAGTACCAAAAGATAGTGCTGCTACTTTAGGATTTACCAATACATCTGCTAGAGTGGTTAGTTATACTAAAGGAACTACAACTACAATAGATTTTCCAGAAGGAACATCTTCTCCATTTGGTGTAGGTGATTATGTTAGTTTAAGTTGCTCATCACAAACAGATTTTGATTTCACTCATGCTAGAGTGAAGACTGTATATGATAAATCACGTACTTCACTTAGAGGTGTGGGAGAAAACTGGTTTGGTCAAAGAATCATAGTTGAACATAATAGTGGTTCAGTTAGTGGTACTTTTAATGATCCAGATGCAACTTTAAGAGCATCTTTCAAAGTTGCTGCTAGAACTGATAGTGGTTCTGGTAAATTATACATTCAGCAAGTTCAAATTTCAGGAGACGCATAAATGAAACTCATTAGAGAAGAAATCGAATCTGTTGAATTTATAGTTGAAAACAGAGGAGGTAAAAAACAACTCTACATTGAAGGAGTTTTTCTACAAGGAAACATAAAGAACAGAAATGGTCGTATGTATCCAATGGAAACTCTTAGAAGAGAAGTTTCTCGTTATAATGAAAATCATGTAACATCAGGAAGAGCACTTGGAGAACTGGGACATCCAGAAGGTCCAACTGTTAATCTTGATAGAGTGTCACATAAGATAGTATCACTTAAAGAAAGTGGTTCTAACTTTGTAGGAAAAGCAAAAATCCTCTCTACCCCAATGGGTAAAATTGCATCATCACTTATAAGTGAAGGTGTAAAGTTAGGTGTTTCTTCTAGGGGTATTGGTTCACTGAAGCAAACTCGTGAAGGAATTAATGTTGTTGGTGAAGACTTTATGTTAGCCACAGCAGCAGATATAGTAGCTGATCCTTCAGCACCAGATGCATTTGTATCTGGAATTATGGAAGGAAAAGACTGGGTATGGGATGGAGGTATTCTTCGTGAGAAGTATGCTCAGAAAACATACAAGACGATCAATACTCTGGTTGATCAGAAAAAATTAGATGAGCACAAACTAGATCTTTTTAATGATTTCTTATCAAAGTTATAAGTTATCTAAATAAATATAGTTTAATACTCGGATAATCAGAGGGTTTACCAATGTCTCGTGGAGATTTACAAGAAATGGAAGTAGGCACTAAGCAATCTAAGGGTCCTGTAACTGCAAATGCAAAGCCAGGTGACCCTATGCCAAAACTAACTACTGGTGGAACATCAGTTGGTTATGAGGATCTTGGCGGTCCTTCGCCAGAAAATTATAGTCCTACTAATGATTCTGCAAAGATCAAGGAACCTAAGATTAAAACAGTAAAAGATGTAGTTAACAAAGGTGCAAAACCTGCTGATCCCATGCCACAAGGACTTAAATCTGGTGACGAAGTAGAACTAGAAGATACACAAGAAATTGTAGCAGAGACAGAAGAAACTACAGAAGAAACAGTAGAAGAAGAAACAGTAGAAATTGACATTGAAGCAGATGTCAATGCTCTTTTAGGTGGTGAAGAACTATCTGAAGAGTTTAGAGAAAAAGCAAAGACAGTTTTTGAAGCTGCTTTGCAGTCTAAGGTCAATCAATTGGCTGAGGACATGCAAGCTAAATTTGATGAGAAGCTTGTAGAAGAGGTAGAGTCAACTAAGTCTGAATTGGCAGAAAGAGTTGATGCTTATCTTGAGTATGTCTCAGAAGAGTGGTTCGTTGAAAACGAACTTGCTATTGAGCATGGACTCAAAACAGAATTGACTGAATCATTCCTTGGTGGAATGAAGAGTCTTTTTGAAGAACATTATGTACAAATCCCTGATGATAAATATGATGTGCTAGAAAGCATGGTAGAAAAACTAGATGACATGGAGACCAAGCTCAACGAGCAAATAGAGAAGAATGTTTCACTTAATGGCAGACTCGGTGAGTCAGTTGCTAGTGGAATTTTGGATCAAGTTTCTGATGGCCTTGCTGCTACTCAGAAAGAAAAGCTCGCCTCACTTTCCGAAAGTGTAGAGTTTGAAAGTGAAGGTCAATATCGTGGAAAGTTGGAGACACTGAAGGAATCTTATTTCCCAGGTAACACTCCAAAGGCTACAGGAGAGACAATTTCTGAGACAGTAGATGTTAGCCAGGGAGATGTTTCTGGTTCAATGGCTTCTTATCTTAAGACATTGCACGCTGTTGCTAAAAAATGATTTTAGTATTTTAATCAAACACAAACACAAAGAGGTAAACGCAAATGTTCAATGCTGAACATCTGCAGGAAAAGTGGGCTCCCCTTCTAGACGCAGAAGGAGTTGATAAGATCTCTGATCCCCATAGAAAAGCTGTTACAGCTGTCCTGTTAGAAAACCAAGAAAAATTTTTAAGAGACGAACAGTCTTTTGGCCAAAGTGGTACTATAACTGAAGCATCACCTACCAACAGTGCTAACGCTGCTGGTGCATCAGGTGGTTTTGGT